TCTGGTGGAGTATTCTCTCTCTGTAATCTACGATAATAAACATTCTCAAATCCAATCCTAGTAAGAGGCCATTTCTTCTCTTGTGCCCAAGGGAACATTTCTTTCTCTAATGTTGCCCAGTCATCATGGAATGGTTCAACAATAATATTATCAAAGTCTTGGTACAAACATTCTATTGTCTCAAGATATCTGTGGTGACATGGTAGATGCAATCTCTCACATAATTGCTCTGCATAGGTATGAACAATACCATTACATATAAAATGATCACCTAATGATGTGTGATGATGAAAAACTAGATCGGGTACTTTATTCATTAGTGATCTCCTTAATAATAAGTCTTTTGTAGTGCAGTCATAACCACTTCATTTGATAGTTCATCAGCTCTTGGACCATCTCTTTCAGCACGATTTAAATCCATTGCTAAAGTATATCTTTTCTCATGAAGATCATAAGGTGGAGCAGTATGTTCTAAACTAGCATTGAATAATATCAAACTATTTTGCATTGCAGTAACAAAGTTTAAAGATTTATCTTTAAATAATGTTCCTCCATTATCATTATTTGTTTTCATATAATAGACACAGGAATAATCATATGGATGAGTATGCCAAAACATATCTTTCTTCTCACCATAATCTAAATTAGCCCAAGAAAATAATAAATCCAACTTAAGATCAAATCTTTCTTCAATTAGATTTAAAATATGCTCATGAACAAATTCAAAACCAGAATGTAAGTGTAATGTAGGATCTGTTTGTTGTCTTGTGAACTCTTCTTCTTTAGAAAGTAAAAGAGGTTCAACATCCTCAATCAATTTCTCTCTTTGCTCATCACTAAAAACATTATCAATTCTAAAAATCATTCCAATCTCCCAGCCTCATTAAATTGGAATACATTATTAACATTACCACGATAAAGATTCATCCAAAGTCCACAGTTGCCGGTATGATTAACAACATAAGCACAGTCTGCAACACACCGTAGAGCAGCATCAAACCACTGCATCCAATCAGTCATGTCACGCTTATCTTTTTCCATAGTATCAATCATAGATTTATTACCAGATGTTGATGGAGTTTCAGAAAAAGAAACAACTATATTACCCAATTCAGATTTAAAATAATCAAGAACTTGAGTCTGATCCGTCTGAACTAAAACTCTATTAGCTGGAGTCTGATCTAAAATCTGTTTTACAGCATCCAAATAAGCCTGTGGTGATGCCAAACGAACTTCAGTACACTTATCAGTTCCACGATAAAGAACAGAAACAGTTTTCTCTGGATCAATATCATACTTCTCAGTTAGCATTTGCCACCTATCAGTAACAACACCACTTGGATTAAAGAATCTTTTCACAACTTGATTATAATATTCAAAATCATAAATTTCAAATTGCTTTCTATTCTCATCAGGAAGAATAATATTTTTAGGAATTACTTCCTGATCTGGATTAATTCTATAAAAGTCTGGAAAGATATCTCTTTCTGGATCAGACTTAAACCTCTTAAACCCCATGGAATAATCAATCTTATCAGGAAATATTCCATGAGAAAGAAGAATCAAAGTAGATAGAAATGCTTGAGTTTGATTGGAATAAAATCCACAATTCCACATACAATACAAATCATTCATCTCTGGATGATTCAATAAACTACATCCACCTGTAGAGGCAACATACTTACAATGTCTTAATTTCATTTAACTATTGAGCGATTGGTTTCTTATTAACTTTATCCAAAATCCATTCGTATGTTTTCTTAATTCCATCATGAAGTGTCATAGTATAATCCCATCCAAGTTTTTCGCGGATAAGATCATTATTAGAATTACGTCCTCTAACTCCTGTAGGAGCATTAGGTTTATAAACTTTTCTAACTACCTTACCAGATGCTTTCGCAGCAGTCTCTACCAGTTGATTAATAGTAACCATTTCTTCAGAACCAATGTTCACAGGTCCTTGGAAATCTGATTGCACTAATCTATAGGTTGCTTCGACGCATTCAGTAACATACAGGAAGGAGCGAGTCTGGAGACCGTCTCCCCACACTTCGATAGATCCTCCGACCGGCGGGAGTTCAGCAACTTTGCGGCATATAGCAGCTGGAGACTTCTCTCTGCCGCCTTGCCAGGTTCCTTCTGGACCGAAGATATTGTGATAACGGGCAATGCGAACAGGAATATCAAAGTTACGATTGTAAGCCATGTACAGTCGTTCTGAAAAGAGTTTTTCCCATCCGTATTCGGAATCTGGTGCAGCTGGGTAAGCGGAATCTTCACGGCAATCTGGATTATCTGGATCAAGTTGGTTGTGTTCTGGATACATGCATGCAGAACTAGAATAGAAAATCTTGGTTTTATTAACTCCAAGATAATTATTCAAATGCTTTACTGCTTCCAGGACATTTAGGTTGATTTGAATAGAATTACGCATGATTTCTGCATCATGCTCACCAGTAAATACAAATCCAGCACCACCCATGTCAGCAGCAAACTGATAGATCTCATCAAATGGTTCATCAATCATCTCTTCTACAAATAATCGATCACCAAGATCTCCTATCGCAAAATCATCTGCTTGAGTATCAGAAAACTCTGGATATTTCAGATCACATGCTCGAACCCAATAGCCTTCTGCCTTGAGTTTCTTTACCATGTGACTACCAATAAATCCACCAGCACCACAGACCAGTGCTGTCTTCGTGTATTCAGTCATAAACTTCATTATCTCCTTAGTATATATTATACCATATTATACCACTTAATAGTTTCTTCTAACCCTTCTTCAAGTGTATATTGTGGACTAAAGGATACAGTATTCTTTATTTTAGCATTATCAATAGCATACCGCAAGTCATGTCCTGGTCTATCATCAACATACTCAATCAAATCCTCACTGGCACCCATAAGTTCTATGATAAGTCTAACTAAATCATAATTTGATATCTCACATTGTCCACCAATATTATATTTCTGACCAACTCCACCAGCATAAAAAACATCTAAGATAGCTCTGCAATGATCCTCTACATAAATCCAATCTCTAATGTTATTACCTCTACCATAAACAGGTATCATTTTATTATCCAAGACATTTGTAATGGTTTTTGGTATTAATTTCTCAATATTCTGCCTAGGACCATAGTTATTAGAACAATTAGTGATAACAGTTGGTAAACCATAGGTATTATGATATGCCATTACAAAGTGATCACTTGATGCCTTCGACGCTGCATAAGGGTTTTGAGGATCATATGGAGTAGTCTCAGTGAACGGTGGGTCATCATATCCTAGTGATCCATATACCTCATCTGTAGAGATATGATGGAACTTTTCTACCTTATACTTAACAGCAAGGTTCAAAAGATTAACTGTTCCAATAACATTAGCATCAATGAAAGGATTTACATCATGAATTGAATTATCTACATGAGTTTCAGCTGCAAAATGAAATATAAACCTTGGTCTATACCTAGCAAATAATTTTTCTAAATGAGTTTCATGAAACAAATCCACACCTTTAATAGGATAGTCCAAAGGATATAAATTATCCATGTCACCTGCATAGGTTAACATATCAAGGATAATAATATCATCAAAACCTTTTCTTGAAAGGTAATGAACAAAGTTACTTCCTATAAATCCTGCTCCACCTGTTACAAAAATCATTTTTCAAAATACTTATCTAAAAGTTCTGGTGAGTATTGCCGAATATCTTCTCCAGGATTCACTTTCTTTTCTTCCTCAAGTAGATGAACTCTTTTCCTCAATTCAGTAGAAGAATATTGATGTCTTCTTAAATGATAATGCAATTCAATATTATGATCAATACAATATTGTTTTCCTGTAAAATCTATATCCTTATATTCCTCACTCAAAAATCTAATATCTATAGTTTGAGTCTGAATTAAATTAAGAAGATCAGCTTCTGTTTCATATACAAGGATCTCATCCACATATCTACAACCTTGTAATTGAACATAACGCTCATATACAGATTGAATTGGTTTATTTTTAACACCAGGTCGATCAATAGTAGGATCCACCTGTAATGCAACTATCAAATAGTCACACAATCGCTTCTCCATCTTGAGCATAGTAACATGCCCAGCATGAAAAAGATCACAAGAACTACAATTAAATCCTACTTTCATTTTCCAAATACCAATCATATGTTTCTTTAATACCCCTTCTAACACCTATAGTTGGATACCATCCAAGAGAATTAATCTTACTAGTATCAAGAAGTTTCCTTGGTGTTCCATTTGGTTTATCAGTATTCCAAACAAATTCACCGTCAAATCCAACAACATCAGCAATTGTTTCAGCTAGTTCCTTAATAGTTAAGTCTTCTCCTGTGCCAACATTAATATGCTCTGGTTGATCATAATTTTGCATCAAGAATACACATGCATCAGCAAGATCATTAACATGAAGAAACTCTCTCCTAGGTGATCCATCACCCCATAATACTATACTTGGAATAAAAGGTCCACC